GCCGAAGCCGAGACGGAAGCTTTGCGCCTGACGAAGGCCGCTTACGATAATCCGAGCGTGGCAGGATTCGACTTCACGCCGGTAGAGATGCCCGCGGCAGAGGGAGATGGTGGCGACTAACACGGCCGACCGGAGCGTTGGAGCGCTCCGATCGGTCTAACCACCACAGCCAAGTTGGAGTTGGCGGATGGCTGATTTTCTAAATAGCACTTCCTGGATTTCTCTGCGCGAAGCGCGTGATCTTGTTGCCAGGCGGCTTTATTTGGGCGCCCAAATCCCGGCGTATCCGGCACAGAAACTGCTTCGCGAGCAGCTGGAAGCCGGCAACGTGCGTTGGCGTTGTCCGCGAATAGACGGCCGGGACCCGCTCAATTATTACGCACCGGGCGATTCCAGGTTTTGGGAGTTGAGCAACCCGAATTTTAGGATCCAGCTCGGATTAAGAATCGACTGGGAGCGAAGCTCTGCAAGCCGCCGTCATGACAAAGAGTTCGAAATAGTGGCTTCGGATATCGAGGTTGCGCTCGATGACGTGATGGCGCTGCATCGCGGACTCGAACGGCCTATCGTTGGTTATACCTCGGATGAATCGGCCATCTCGCGCGAGGCATGGCTCCAGGGAGCTTCACCTGCCCAACAGCACGAGGCGGTTCTGATACACCGACAGGGTAGGTTCGCGGCAATGAACCTCGAGGCGGCGCGGATACGGGCGGAAGAAGCCGACACGCATCAGCGGGCGGCAACCGGCGCCCAGACCACAATAACGCCCGGGGAAATGCCAAAAGCGTTAAAGGAAGATTTGGATGCGGCCATGCGCCGGATTCGGAAAACCCTTCCGGCTGGAACGAAGTTATCCGGTGAGCAGCTGTGGTCAAAATTACAGGACGAACTGCCTGAGAGAACGGTGACTCGCCAGAATGCGCGCGACATGCTGACGGTCCACAAGGACCTGAAGGGCCAGCAAGGTCGTGGTCGGCGGCGCCGTCCGCAGAAAATTATTCTCCCAAAATAAATCGCCGAGAAATACGCCACTTATTTTTCGGCGGCGATTTGGCGGATTTCGACAGGATTGATCCGATGGTGTTCTGCTCGCGCTCGTTATTGGGGCGAACAGATAGAGCCGTGATCACTAATGCCTGTAGAACCTAACACTCCCACCGATATCGATCCCGCTGACGATTACATCGATCCGGCCGAAACCGCCGAGGATCTCGGGGTAACCACGAGCACCCTCGCCGGCTGGCGCTGTAGTGGCCGCGGGCCCGATTTCTGGAAATGGGGGCGAACCGTAAAATATCGCGAGAGTACGAACGCGAAGTGGAAAGCGGCGCAGCGCCGCAGTCCGCGACGTGAATCCACCGCAACATAAAGACTGAAACCAGTTTGGATTTTCGAGGATTTCCCGGACGGGCTTGTGACCGCACCGTCCGGGATAGGGATTTCTATTGCCGTGGCCGGCTGGAGATTCCTCCCATCACAACTGCGGTCGCGATCTGGAGGTGCCTTGTGGCAACCGTTTACACGACTGCGGCATCAGCCGCAACTCCGACCATCCCCGTAAAGCCTGTCGACGCCAAGGGTAGGCCGCTCTCTCCGGCTGCCTATGCGATCGTCTGCGCCTACGTGACCGCAACCTACGATGCGCGTGTCCAGGCCGCCGAGGCGATCGAGCTGACGCTCGGTCCCGGCGAAATCGACTCGGTGCTCTGGTGGGCTACGGCCTGAAATCTTCATCGGTTACGGCGGTGCGGGCGACTGCACCGTCGACTCTCAAATCCAACTCATCAAGGAGAGATTCGATATGCCGAGTTTCAAGGTAATCCTGGAGCGTGAAGTTACCCAGGCGTGCGAGACTATTGTCGAGGCCGCAAACGAGGCGGAAGCCGCGGAGAGAGCGGTCCACGCACATGCTGAAAATGGCCCGTGGTGGGTCAACCTGCAAACGCTTCACATGGAAGCCGTCGACTTTTGCGAAATCGAGTGGGAGCTGGAAGAACCGGCCGACGACGTCGACTTCGACACGCACATTCTCGCCAAGGCACTGAACTGATCGCCATCGCTCGTCGGCGGGTGGAACGTATGTTCTGTCCGCCGGCGGCAACTTCACCAAGGATTTTTTTCGATGGCACTCCACGAACAATCCATCGGCGCCAGCGATGAGTGGTTCACGCCGCCGCACGTCTTTGATGCGCTCGGCACGCGGTTCGCTTTGGATGTCGCAAGCCCGGGCGCCGAGATCGTGCCGTGGATTCCGGCCGGTCATCACATCATACGTGATAGCCTGTCGTGCGAGTGGCATGGGTTCGCGTGGATGAACCCGCCGTTCGGCGGCCGTAACAGCCTCACCCCCAGGCTGGCTAAATTCTTTGCGCATGGCGACGGCATCGCCCTGGTGCCGGATCGAACCAGCGCGCCGTGGTGGCAGGCCTTCGCGCCGCGCGCCGACCTGGCGCTTTTCGCCCGACACAAGTGGAAGTTCATCGACGGCCGCAACGGGCTTCCCGGCAACTCGCCGGCACAAGGCACGGTGCTGCTGGCTGCCGGTGCCGAGGCCGTCGAGTGCCTGCACCGTGCAGCCTCGCGCGGACTTGGCTCTCTGTTCAGTCCCATCACTCCGCAGGGTTAATCCATGGCCCAGCGCATTTCAGGATACGAACGTGTAGACGGCGAGACCTACGAGACCCCCAGCTGGGTCTTGAAAGTTCTTGCCGACAGTTTTTTGCGTGGGCAGTGCACCCATGTGTGGGATCCGGCGAACGGTCCTAATTCCAAGCTGGCGCTTGCGCTGCGGGATCAGGGGTTCGTCGTCACTGCCCCCAACAGCGATTTTCTCGTGCAGCGCGCGCTGCCGGATCCAAGTATTGAAGCCGTCATCACCAACCCGCCGTACGGCTTTGGCGGCCGCCTGGCGCACCGTTTTATCACGCACGCGCTGAGTCTGACGCCGATCGTCGCGATGTTGCTCAAGGTCGATTTCGACTCCGGCAAGACGCGGAGCGCCCTGTTCGGCGATTGCAGATATTTTGCCGGCAAAATCGTTCTGCTCGACCGCATCGTCTGGTTCGAGCCCGCCATCGCCTCACCATCCGACAATCACGCATGGTTCTGCTGGCACCGTGAGTATTCCGGTTCGCCGGAGATTCACTACGCCAGGAAGGAAGAATAGCCATGTCCGCGAAGATGAGTGACGCCGAGCGAAGACGTTACGAGGCTTTTCGTCAGCTGGCCGACGAACAGCGCAGCGAGATACGCGAGTTCATGGAACGCAAATGGCACAGCGGGGGCTGCAGGGATTTTCACAAACGCGCGCGCTGGGAAATGCCGAATGGATTTATCGAGCCTGAGAAAAAGGGGAAATGAGATGTCGGACGAAACCATTGCCGCGATCGCGCGCGAATTGGCAGGCGCCATGCAGATGCGAGCCAAGTCTCGCTCGCCCGAAGACATGCGGCGCGTGCTGGAGCTGCAGGCTGACCTATGCACCGAGGTACATAACGAGACTCGGCAGGCCGTGCGCGCCGCGCTTCGTAACGAGATTCACGAATTGATCATCCAGAGCTGAGCAGGAGGAGAATGTGGCCAGCAACATCACTACCGCGAACAAGGGTAAGGCTCAGCCGATTCCGGCGCACCTCGCGCATTTGTTTGATCAGGCCAAGGCAGCTCCGTCGAAACCACGGTTGATCTTTGGGCTCGATGCGACAGCATCGCGGCAGCCGCTTTGGGACCGGGCCGCCGGCTTGACCTACAAAATGCTGGCTGAGGTCGCGGGAAAGCTTGACGTCCAGCTCGCCTATTATTCGGGCCCGAGCAACTTCGTCGCCACGCGCTGGATTTCGAGTGCGGGCGCCCTCTCCAACGCGATGAGCAATGTCCATTGCTCGGCCGGATTAACCCAGATCGAGCGATTGATGCGCCATATCGCACGCGAGAACGAGCGCAGCAGGATCGCGGCCGCGATTTTCATCGGTGATAGCTGCGAGGAAATCGGCGACCATGTGATCCGCGCCGCCAAGCAAATCGATGGGGTGCCCGTGTTCGCGTTTCAAGAAGGTCACGACGCGGGCGTCGAACAGCTTTTCAGATATATCGCTAACACGACGAAGGGCGCCTACTCGCAGTTCGACGATTCTTCGGCCGCACGCCTTGCCGACTTGCTCAAGGCGGTTGCCGTCTATGCTGTCGGTGGTCGCGACGCATTGCAGGCACTGGGCAGCGAGAGCGCAAAGCTTTTGCTGACACAGGTGCGCAAATGAAATTCATCACCGCAGACAAGCGGATGGCCGAGCGCCGCGGCGCCAAGGTTCTGATTCTCGGACCGACTGGCATCGGCAAAACCAGCTTGCTGCGCACGGTCTCGCATCTCGATCGGGTGCTGTTCGTCGATGCCGAGGCTGGCGATCTTTCCGTGCTCAACCTGCCGCTAAATTCGGTGCGGATCGAGACCTGGGAGGACGCGCGCGATCTGGCTTGTCGGACTGGCGGGCCAAACGTGAGCTTTCCGCCGGATGCGCCGTATTCGCAGGCACACTTCGATCGGATCGGCGGCTGGCTGCCGGGGCTCGAGACGATCGACACGGTTTTCGTCGATTCGATCACGGTGCTGTCGCGCTTGGCGTTTCGCTGGGCCGAGCAACAGCCGGAAGCCTTCAGCGACCGATCCGGCAAAAAAGACCTTCGCGGCGCCTACGGTTTGCTGGGCCGCGAGATGGTTTTGTTCCTGAACCAATTACAGCATGCGCGGCCGCTCAGTGTGATCTTTGTCGGAATTTTGGAGTCTGTCACCGATGAATTTCGGCAGAGCACCTGGCAGCTGCAATGTGAAGGCTCCAAGACCGCGCGCGAGTTGCCCGGCATCGTCGACGAAATCATCACCATGCAATTCGTCCGGTTCGACGACGACAAGGAACCGACGCGCTGCTTCATCTGTGACCCCAGCAACCCGTGGGGTTTTCCCGCAAAAGACAGGTCGGGCCGGCTTGCCCCGATCGAGCAGCCTGATCTTGGGCTGTTGCTCAGCAAGTTAACGGCAAAATCCTGAGGAGGATTCAAGATGCCAGACTTCAACGATGCCCCGAAACAGCGCGGACTGGACCTGATTCCGGCCGGAACGGTCGTCTGCGTGCAGATGACCATTCGACCGGGCGGGCACGGTCCTGAAGGCTTGTTCAAGCTCTCCGGTACCGGAGCGGAAATGCTCGACACAGAATTGACCGTGGTGACTCCCGGGCAGTTCGAAAGGCGCAAGATGTGGCAAAACATCATCGTCGCCGGCCCCAGCAAGGGTCACGCCGAGGCTGCCGAGATCTCTCGCGGCATGATTCGTGCGATGCTGGAGAGCGCGCGCAACATCAAGCCCGATGACGCCTCGCCCGAGGCCACCAAGGCTCGCAGCGCCGAGTACAGCGACCTGCAGGACCTGCGGTTCGTGATCAAGGTGGGTATCGAGCGCGACAAGACCGGCCAGTACGACGACAAGAACCGGATTCTCGCAATCGTCACGCCTGAAAGCAAGCAGTACACCAAGCCGGAGCAGATCCCGCAGCAGCAGAAACTGCCCGGCATCGTGCAGCCGGCTGCCGCCAAGCCGGCGAGCGCGCCTGCGAAGATCGCGCGACCGGTGTGGAGCAACGCCAAATCGAAGGAAGACAAGGGACCGGAGGCCGCCGAATGAGCGACGCCGCTTTTCCGGACATTCCCGGGTTTCTCAAGGTCGATGGCTCGCAGAACGATCCGCAGGGGGAGGCGATGGCGAAAGCCGTCGCGTCCGCCCGCGGGCTGGCGCTGAGCATGAACGTGCCGATCTACAAGCTTACCACCGAGCAGTGGGGCTTGATCGTTGCGGCCGCAATCTTCGACTGGCTCAAGGAACGCTACCACCAGGCTGTGATCGAAGGCATCGATCCCGAGTTCGGTTACGCCGGCGTCGAACCGTCGCCGCGCGATACCGCGGTGCTCGAGAGAATCCTGCCGAGATTGGCCGATGAGCCGATCGACTGGCAAAAATCGCTGATGGACTGGTCGGAGTCCGAGATGATCGGATTTCTGCTTGCCGCGCGCCGATTGTTTGCGGAGATCGAACACACGATGAGACCGGAGTGCGTGCTGCAAGAGCAATATCAGGAGGGCGGTGAAGAACTTGACGACCCGGTCCCTTTTTAGAGGCCCGGCGTGGGTTCGTGTTGACGCTTGTTCCGTTGCCGGGCGTCGACGAGATCCGGGCGCTGCGCTGGGTATTGAAGCGACTGCTGAGACAATTTGGTTTCCGCTGCACCGATATTCGCAAGGAGAAAATCGATGAGAGCCGCTGAGAGTCTGAACTACTACGCCAGCGAGAACAACTCGTTCTGTGACAAGCTGGTCTGGAAGATCGTCGAGCCCGGCAAGCTTGCGAAAGCCAACACGGGATTCGGCTCGTATTTCATTCGGGTCGAGCCGGATGGCAAGACGTTTCAATTGATGTTCGACTCCGGCGGCGGACCGTGCGCCCGATTCTGTCCAACAAAGTTCACGGCAATCAATCGAGTGCAATGGGAAGCGGAGGATCACTATCGCCGATTCTCGGCGCCTGGGCGCTTGAAGGCGCCGAAATGGTAGACGACGATGCCTGATTTTAATCGTGAGATTCTGGCTGCCAAGCCGGTCAATAAGATGATCAACGCGCTGATCGAAGCGTCGGCACCGCCGACACCGAACGAGCGGCAGTACCTTGGCGCCTCGAGCATCGGCAATGAGTGCCTGCGGCGGGTCCAGTTCGACTGGTTCTGTGATCCGGAGCTGCCGGTACGAACGCAAGATATTTTTCGCAGGGGGCATTTTTTCGAGAGCTTGACGCGCGGGCGCATGAAGCAAGCCGGCTTTGTGTTTGCTTCAAGTAACGTGCTGGGGTTCGAGGTAGCCGAGGGACTCTTTCGCGGTCACGGTGATGGCGTGCTGATCGGCGGACCGGAGATTCCGGAGCTGATCTATCCGGCGCTATGGGAGCATAAGGCGGTGAAAGCGAAGTCATGGCGCGCGATCGAACGCGACGGACTCAAGGGTCTGCACCATGTCTATGCCTGCCAGATTGCGATCTACGGAGCCTATCTCGGCTTTCTGAATCCAGTGTTGTTTTGTGTCACCAATGCCGACACCTGCGAGCGGCTGTGGTTCTTGGTGCCGTTCGACGCGCAACTGGCACAGGAGACTTCCGATCGCGCCGTGATGGTGATCGAGGCCTCGAAAGCCGGTGAGTTGTTGCCGCGGTTCACCGATGATCCGGAGCATTGGCGCTGCCGGGCGTGCTCGTTTCGCGAGCATTGTTGGAGTCTGCCGTGACCCATGTCTGCCTGCTCAATGATCAGCCTTGCGGCTGTGATCCAAAGGCCGATCCCAATGCCAAGGAGTATCCCTGCGCTCGCGCGCGGCAGCTGGGCAAGGTCCTCCGCTTGATGGCTTCCGACAAGCCTGGCGAGGCTCAGAATGCCGCCGGCGCCTTCATGCGCATGTGCCAGTCGCAGAAACTGGGAAGCCTATTCAACGATCTCGCCGAGCAGATCGAGATCCACGGTGTCCGCGGTCGGCCGCTGTATTCCGAGAAGGACATAACAGCCGTCACAGAGCATGCGCACGAACAAGCGCGCGCCGAAGTTGGCGACAGCGGGTCGCAATATTTCGATTCCGATGGCGAACCGATCTGGCTTTCGATCGCCTCGCTTGTCCAGCAGCATTGCAGCGATAGCCGGCTGAGCGACTGGCAGAAGGGATTCGCCGACGGGATCTTCGATAAGGTTTCGAGGTGGGGGCCGTCGCCGAAGCAGATGAAACACCTGTTGATCATTTTTATGAAGCTAGGGGAAAGCTGTGCTGTCGACATCCAAACCAGATACATACGCAATATCTGATCTCGCCAAGCTGCCTGC